TCGTTGGGTTGATTCTGATAATGTAAGATTTAGATATGGCTTACCAGAAAAAGTTGGTGGTTGGCAATCATTACTTAATGATTCTATTGTTGGTGTCGCTAGAAAACAACATGCTTTTGTAGATACCGAAGGTAATAGATACGTTGCACTTGGCACAGATAAATTTTTATTATTATATTTTGAAGGTCAACTTTTTGACATCACTCCTTTTAGATGTAGTAATGCAGGAGTTGTAGATAGTTTTACAAGTTCAACACTTGCAACAAATAGTACATCAGTTAAAACTTGCACAATTACAACAAGCACAGATCATGATTTATCTGTAGGAGATATTATACAATTATCATCAGTTACTTTACCAAGTGGCACAGGATTAAACGCGAGTGATTTTGAAGATAAATTATTTCAAGTATTAACTGTTCCAACTCCTACAACATTTACAATAAATTCTTT